GTATATCCTGTCGGATAGGTTGAATTTGCTGATACGACCAATTTAATCGACCCACTATCGAGACACGCGTAGACATAAAAGTCTTTGCCCGCACGATTCGCCGCTACGGTGTAGTCGGTCGCTGTGCTGTCCCATGCAGACGAATCTGACAGCACAAAAGTCTGTTGCTCCGAGAGCGTAAGCAGTACGCCGCCAACATCAATAGCCATCCGCGCGGGAGAGAGGAGTGTAAGCCGGTCGGCAGCGGCTGAAACCGTTTTTGCTGCCCAGGCGCTATCCCGCGAATAATGGCCGGGCATGGACGCGATCAGGGCGGCCGCTAGATCGTAGGTGGAGGCCGACCCACTGTGCGGGTTGGCTGCTGCCTCATGCGCCTCACGGGCAGCGGCCTCGGCCGACAACTCGGTGCTTGTCGCGAGCCCAGCCCGAACATGTACTGCTGTAACTTTTTTGGTGGTGCCGTTGGCCCCGTCTGTCACATCACTCATATCCTGCACGACAAAGATATCATTATCGGCCGGAAGTTCAGCCAACTCAGTCATTTCGGGAAGGGTTTTAAGCGCCATTGTTACCCCTGATAGGCCAGCTTGTCGCCGGCAGTTGTTGCAATGATGTTGCCGTCACTAGTAGCCAAACAGCCGACAGACACGCCCCGCGCCGGCACCGGCACCACAAACCGTTGCCAGGACTCCCAGCCATCACGCACGCTCTCTATCTCGACGCGCATGGCTTCCCCCACGCGTTCCTCGCGGTCCGATAGCTCTGTGGCCAGTGAATACGTCCACGCCCTGGGCTCGGTGGCCAGGCCGGTCACCGACCGGATCAGCGCGGATGTGGCCGCGTCATAGAGGTAGATCGAAAGAGTTGTGCCGGCCTCGGGCAGGATGTTGCCGGCGGCCTGGTCATCGATGGCCCCGGTTTGCTCAACCCGATTACGATTGTCCCAGGTGAGAGTGATACTAGAGTCATCGGCGAGTGAAGTGGGGAACGCTACCCCATTGACGCGCACGTTAGCCGGCGGATACGGTCGGATTGCCCGAGCGTTGAAGATTTTAGTATTTTCCGACGCGTCATCTAATGACAAAACGCCTCTGGTCGTCATCGGGCAGACCTTGAGCCGGACCGTCAGGCTCTGGAGATAGACGGATCGGCACAGGCCATAATCGTCCACCCCGACAAACCAGATTTGCGCCCCATCGGTGTGCGTAGATGGAACGGTATCAAGGACCCCGCGACCGATGGTCAGGGTCGCCGTACCGAGATCGGTATCCACCGTTCCCGATTTTACCCACACCCATTCGTTGTCGATTACCGCAAGACAATCGAGTCCTGGCGTGATGCGGTGCGGCTCGGTGATTCCCTCGACGGATAGAGATGTTGTCGCGGGACCAATGTCTGCGGATATGATTCCGGTCGGAGTGAACAGTTGATTTCCACGATCAATCCAGGCCGAGCGGGATGCAACGTATTCATAGAGTTCATACCCCAGGGATGTGCTTGACGGACGGCCGATGAACGTCGCCATGATGCCGGACGTTTCATCCCGACTGGCGAGGTCTGATTCGCTGACAACTCCATTGACCAACAAATGGTATGGCAACTCCGTCAGGGAGCGATACTCTGCATCCTCGGGAAGAGCCGCACGGCTTGCGCCTTCCACCGCTCCAGGTCCAGAAAAAATGGTGTAATCAAGCCCATAAATATCCTCTGAGCACGTCACAGTGACCTGCTCGTCGGTGAGACTTCCGTAATCGATTTCCAAAACACGCATGACCACGCGAACAGCGCCATAGTCACTGTTTGACCATGCAAAAACATCCCCGCGCACAAGTTGCGAGAGTTTGCGATTCCCGATGAGTTCCGCCACAGCGAACGGATACGAGTTTTGCAATAATTTACGCTCAGCCACCCGCTGGGCAACGGATCCATTCGTAATATGTTTCCCGTCCACATCCAGGATGATGGGCTTTCCTTGCAGCGCTTGGGCAGCAGGGTTATCCAACGGGAGAGTTCGGACGGTTTCACCATCACCGTCCTCTTCATTAACCTGCGTCCAAGTAAGTAAGACCTTGTTGTAGAGGTCTACAGGCTCTTTACGAGAATAGTTATTTACTTTTGAAATCGTTGATTCATCAAAATGCTGAATATTATCTATATCATAATCGCCACGGAACAATTTAATGGTTTGCAGCCCTGTCCGGGGATGCTCGAAAACAATTCCATCAATGTAGTCGCAAATATCTGAAATAAAATCATCGTCTGATGTCCCACCATCCTGTGTTGGAGCAAGCCCAAAACCTTCATTATACAAAGTCTGCGCGGCGGCGAGGAAGGCCGCTTCATCAATAAGGGATGTATCCAAATGCGATCCCCACTCTCCAGCCCCACCATTTGATGTCTCTATGTCCCAGATAATATGCACGGGATTCATGCCCGTCACTGTATCATCAATCTTGGGGAGCATGAGTTCTGGATGCCAATCAACCGTATCGTCTTCAACCAGAAAATCCCAGCTCTTGAGGTAGGGGTTGACTGCCGCAATCTTGCCATTGCGGACAAGCGCGGTAACAAGCCCGCGATAGGCTGGTTGGTCGGTGCCAGATCGAGCAGTCAGATAGCTACTGATCTCCTGGTCTGGATTTCCATCCATCAAGTCGATTTCGGCAACAATCCCTCCCTCGGAGCTTTCTCCCCCAAAGAGATTCGGCTGGTTGATGGAAATACGCCCAGCCGAAGCATCGCCAGTCCAGGCAATCTTATCCCCGACCTTGATCGCCTTAAGCTTCGACATGCTATGGCAAAGTGCAAACAGGATGTCCACCAAATACCAATAACCGACGACGTAGGATTGGTTTCCCTTCCCCCCGCCACTGCTCATGTGTTTTCTCCACCTGCGGCGGCAAAACGCGTCAGAGCCGTCACCATCACGGCCTTAATACGTGCATGGTCAAACTGTTTGAGAATTTCGATATCAATTCCATTTTTCCTAAAATCGTTCCAATCGAGGCCGTGCCCTCGACAAAAGGCACGCCCACCATCGCAGCAACACCCCGGAGTCGACATGTAATCCTGCAGGGTAACGATCATCCTTTTTTCCCACCTGCATTCTTGCGTATTGGGATGGTATTCACATTTCCGAAATATAAAACAGTTGCATTTTTTATCCAACGCCGATGCCACACCTTCTTGATGTAATCACCCTCCTTGGCCATATTGACATCAGACTCTTCAATAGTCCCAGGAGTGGCGTTGCTTGACTTCTTTGCTGGCGTAAGTAGATAGCTAACAAATGAAAGAGCTAGGGATGCTATAAACAGTATTGCTTGCAGCATTATGCCACCTTATCTCCAGTAAATGGATTATCCAGGGGGATGGTTGGGCCACCACCAAAATTTTCCAAGTTGTTAAATTTCGTTTTGCAAATTGAGATAGACAGATTGCAGCCTGGATAAAATGTCACGGTCAAGCCGGTTGTCCCAACGTTGCTCAAAGCATAATGCAAGGTAACGTCCGTCCCGGCATGGGCAACGATCATGCGCCGCTCGCCCGTGTCGAGTTCGGCATACCCCCCGCTCCACCAGCCGTCCTCTTGGCCAGCCAAGCCGGAATGAGTCAGAGTGCGTGAGCCGTCACTTGTCACGCCGGCCAGACGCACCGCATACTCTGACGCAACCAACCCACATTGGCGGCTGTAAATGGCATGCCTGCATTGACGCCCCATCCTGACCAAGCCGGTCTGACGAAATTGCGTCCGCGAAGTGTCACACTGCAAGGTCGCCTCATCTCCGGCCAGTGAACCGTCCGTCACGCGTCCCTGCCAGATAACCATCGCCTCCGTATCTCCTACATGGAGGCGATAGATCGTGATGTAGGCCACATTCTCTGGTGGTGGCCCTGCGTACCGCGATGCAATGCCCAAGGTGCGGGCCATCGTGAGTTCGAGGCTTCCTTTCAGTGCGTTTTGCGTTGACTTGATATTCCCGCTTTTTATCGTAGCCGCCTCATACACTTCACCATTATACGTGATATCACGCGAGGCAGACGTGTAGCGCCATGCCGTTGATCCGGCCACGAAGCGAAAAAGGACAATCGGCCGCCCACCAAAAATGCTGTTCTCGAAATCCCAGAAGCTCACTGTGCGACCTCCTGGATCATGAGCGAGGCCTTGAGCGCCGGAGCCGTGCTCCAGGTCAACTCGGTGTCGTCCTGATCCAGCCGGACCAGATTCAGGAAGCACATCGTCTTGATACTCGCGACCGGCACCTCGACGCCCAGGGTGTCGCTGATCGTCAGCACTTCGGTGCCTGGCGCGCCGCGCTTAATGGATGTGACCTGCCGGAAGTATTGCACACCGGCTGTGGTCTCGACGAACAGATGCGTCCTGGTCGGATGGCCCGAGAGCATGGCGAATCCACAGTCCTCGACCAAAATGGTCTGATCGCTGGCGCCGATGGCCTGCGCCGGGGCCATGGACGCGTCGTAGTTGGGGTACCAGAACGGCACCCGCCGACCGTAGCACCGGGCCACAAACTGCCGGGCCGTAAACGCGGCTGCACGGTCAATGGCCACGATGTCTACCTGCACCTGTTGGGACGTGAAGTCGGACGGGCTGGAAAAGAAGACCGTTCCGGTCGAGTAATCCAGTTCGGAGATGACCCGGGTGAACGTCACCGGCTGGGTGGAGGACTGGAGAAACCGGGATGGGTAAACGAAGACGTCCAGGCCGAGGTATTGCGGCAGCGGCAGGCCGACGTCGAGGTCGCGATCATCCAGGAGCCGGAACTCCAGGGTGTACTTGTCCTCCACGGCCGGGGCGCGTTCCTTGGTTGGGGCCGAGGCGAACCGGGCCAGTTGCACCGGGATTGCGTAGACCGGGCCGGTGTGCCCGGCTGGCGGCGAAAGAGGCTTAGTGACGGTGATGCTCGATGCCGTCAGGGATTCAACTGGCAAGGTCTGGGTCGCCGTCTCAGACCACCAGATGCAGACCATATCGCCTGCGGCCAGGGACATGTTCGTGGTATCCACGGCTACCGTGGCGTCGCCCTCGGCCGGGGCGGTGGACAGGCGTTCGGCCTCGTGGAAGAGCGGGAGAGACCATGAATTTGCTCGCCACGCCTGGACCTGATTTTCAAGCCGTTGCGCCAACGCTGATGTTTGCGGCCAGATCACGAGCTTGATCGTTCTGCGCGGCTCTTGGCGCACCTGAATGCGCTGCTCCAGGCCAGTCCAGGACGTAAGCACATCCGTCAACCAGGAAATCGTCTCCACGAGCCCATCCTGGGGCCATTGCGTCAGCACCACGGCCCGGGTGCCGGTCAGGGTGATGAGAATGTTTTCAGTTCCGAAAACAAACGTGTGCGCGGCCGCGATATCCACCGGGCCAGCGGAGCCGATGACGTAGGTGACAATCTGGCTGGCCAAAGGGTCGAGGGTAAAGGGCGTGCCCGGAGTGTTGTGCGTGATCCCGTCCATTTCGGACTCTATGTCATTGGAGCAGGTCACGGCGTCCAGAGAGGCGTTCCACAATTCGACCGTGGATTCCGCACCATCGATCACCGTCCCCAGATCAATGTCCGCCGACGGCAATGCGTAGACATGGCCAAATGCAAATCCAGGCAACAGCACCCCGGCGTGGCTGGCTGGGTGCATTTCGATGGGCGCGTTGCTGGTCAATGCACCGGACAACGCTCCATCCAGCACCAGGCAGGCATTGCTCGCCAACGGCCACGTATTGGGGCCTGGCATGGACGGCGTATAACTGACCTCGTCAAAATCGGTCAGCAACGCCGAGGGAAGTGTGCCGGTGTAGGTGCTCATCAGACCCCATCATACTCGACGGCTAACACGCTATTAGAACTCCCGAGAACGGTATAAATTGGCAGAAGCATGTACTCTTGCCCAGCGTATGTAACTACTTGCTCGAACAATGACACTGGGACAGACGTTATTTTAACGTGTGACAACTCACCAAGAAATGAGGTATTCGTTAGTGAGATATTTCTTATCATCCTCACCTGCGCTGGGAAAAGAAGTATTGGAGAAACAATACTAGATGGGAGTACCTGTAAATAGCTTGTGTTAAAGCTACCTGAACACGACGTTACTGTCCGTGATGTAAGGCTCCAATACCCACAATTGGGAGGCAAGAAAAGGGTATCGGATGTAGTCCCAGAAGACGCCCGTCCAGAAGTCACCCAGGTCCCACCGCTTGGGACAACTCCGGCTGTTGAAATGTTTATAGCCCCATTGACAGAATACTCTGCCGTTGTGTAGCTAAACAAATACAACAATGGATATCCGCTAGACCCTGTTGAATTTTTTGTAGAATCGCTATCGTCTACTCTGTTTGAACTAAAAAAGAACTTTCCCCCGTCCCACGCCCCGTACTTCGCTGACATTTCACCAAGATAAATGTAAGACACAAAAGTAGACGTAAAATTTAAATAGACAATTAAAGTAAACGGACTATCAAATAAAAATATTTTATACGATCCTGCTTGATTACACCAAGTAAAACCAGCCAAACCATACCCTGTTGCGTTTTCTATTGGCGCGCCTGTCTGCGATATCCAGTTCTTTGATGGATCATACCCGGTGCCTAAATTAAACCCTATTCCGTATCTTCCTCCGTTTGTGTTTTGAGGAAATATTGACGCCCCTTTTGTGCTTCGAAAATTAACATAAACTCCATTTTTATGAGCGTGGAGACGCTTAGCGTTTGCGGAAGTTTCTGGCGAGTATGTTGGGCTATATGAAGAAGAATCGTATGTATATGAGTCTATAGTGTACCCGTTGTCTTCCAAAAGCAGCTTAATCTTTCCAAGAAGATCAAATTGATCCGTGAAAGTTCCAGATGAGTAGGCCATTGTTTACTCCAGTTTGAAGGCGGCGTAAGACCGTCTTGATGTCCTATACGCCGATGCAATAATTATGTATGTGTCAGAACCAATGGTTATTGTATCTTCTGGAACATTGTTAATTGATGGAACTCCGAAAACCCCGTCTAGCTCACCATACACCCCTCTTGTAACAGAGGCATAGTTTGACATTAGGATACAAGGTAAAACGGGAAAAGAACCGTCAATGTTTTCTCGTAGGCTATAAAATTCATAAATAGTCGGAGACGGTGATTCTTCACTTGTTGGGGTCCCGCAATATGGATGGATTACGAGGCCATAACCGTCTCCACCCCGATTAACAACACTCATCCACGTGTTGTTTGCCAGGAACGTAGACTGTGGCCTACTACCAGAACTTGACACTTGTGGATTCCAAAATGAAAAATGCTCAAACTCTTGCTCTGTGTATGAATTAGAAACAGAGTTGTGGCTGCCTCCAATAAATAGAGGATACGAGAGCTGCGATTCTGGAGCATAGGGGATAATCAAACCTAAATAAGCGCACTCATAGCTCAACCCACATTTTGCTATAACGATCACGCGCCTAGAGTTTACAATAAACCAATATTGAATAGTTCCGTTTGTTAGAAGTAACGGAGCGTTCGAAGTTCCTGAAATGGCCCCTGGCTGGGAAGCAAAATCAAGTAGTGACGAGTATCCAGTGTAGCCCCGCAATTTCCAATTATAATACTGGCTATCAGAATTAGTATATGTCTGAATACCAATGTAAATCTCGTCCGTCCCTGTAAGTCCTGGACCCATGGCGACATATTCGTAGACATCGCCCGTGGCATAGCGTTTTGTGGCCCAGCCCTGGGCTTCTAAGAATGTCTTGAGTGCATCCAAAAGGGCAATGTGCCCGGTACAGGTCCCCGTCGCGTAGGACATTACATCACCCCGTTGCGCCGCATGACGTTCACAATTATTTTTTCGCCGGCGGCGCTTTTCATGTAGTCACCGAGCACAGCGCCATCCAACACGTTGATGACCTTGACTGGGACGTTCTGTCGGCGACCGCCCCAATGAGTCCACTGGGTGCTCAGCTAATGGAGCCACGGAGTGCTCGCCCAATGGAGCCATTCGGTGATCATCTAATGGAGCCAGG